AATGCAAACGCAGGTGCCACAATGAATATGACAGGCTTTGCAGGCGGAAATTCGGGTGGAAGATTCTACAAAACAATGAATGCGTACAACATTAATGCAGAGCACGTTATTCATATGTCAATGTCAGACGGTTTAGACAACCTATTCCCATTTGGACAGTCAGTATTGGAACAAGTTTTCAAAGTTTACAAACAAAAAGAATTATTAGAAGACGCAATTATCATTTACAGGGTTCAGAGAGCACCTGAAAGAAGGGTATTCTACATAGACGTGGGTAACATGCCAACACACTTGGCCATGCAATTCGTTGAGAGAGTTAAAAATGAGATAAACCAAAGAAGGATTCCAAGTGCATCTGGTGGTGCAAACTACATAGACGCAACTTACAACCCAATGAGTATAAACGAAGATTACTTCTTTCCGCAAACAGCAGAAGGTAGAGGATCTAAAGTTGACACACTTCCGGGTGGTACAAACCTAGGTGAGATAGATGATCTAAGATTCTTTACAAATAAACTGTTCAGAGGTTTGAGGATTCCAAGTTCTTACCTACCAACAGGAGCAGAAGATGGTCAGCAACAGTACAATGACGGTAGGGTTGGTACTGCGTACATCCAAGAATTGAGATTCAACAAGTACTGTGCGAGATTACAGTCTATGTTGGCATCAACTTTTGACGAAGAGTTCAAATTATGGATCAAAACAAAAGGTTACAACATTGACAACGGTATGTTTGAACTGAAATTGAATCCACCACAGAACTTTGCACAGTACAGACAGACAGAAATGGACCAAGCAAGGGTGAACACATTCACAGCAGTTGCAGAACTGCCATACATGAGTAAAAGATTTGCTTTAAAAAGATATCTTGGACTTACTGAAGAGGAAATGGCGAGAAATGCCGAACTTTGGGCAGAAGAGAACAACGTTCCACAGAAAAAACAAACTAAATCAAACCAATTACGTAGTGCTGGAGTAACACAGGCAGGAATTGCAGGTGACTTAGACCAATTTGAAGACCCAACAGCAGAGCCAGAAGCACCAGGACCGGACTCACCACAGCCAGGACAGCCAGGCCAAACACCAGGCGGACAAGGTGGAGGTGGTACAACGCCGGGCGGAACAGGTGGCGGTGGCCAGGTATAAGGATTAAATACGTAAAATGAAACTATTTGAATTCTTTACATATGGCGCAGACGGGTTTGAACAGGACAAAACCTACGAACCTGAGAACGACATCTCCATATTAGACGACGAAGACACAAGAAAAACAAGATTATCACTAAAAGATATTAATTCAATGAGGTTGGCGTCAGAGGCACACGACGAGCAACAGAAAGAAGAAGCCGTTTTCGTCCAAAAGATGTACGGCACTCCACCACAAGACGATAACTTATCGTTATAATGTCAGACATAGCATTCGTATTGGGTAACGGTGAATCCCGGAAGGGCATAGATATCGATGAGCTCAAAGAAAAAGGTACAGTGTTTGCCTGCAATGCCGTCTACAGAACCCACCGTCCACACTTCCTAATAGCAGTTGACCCAAAAATGATGTTGGAAATCGCTGAAACCGAATACATGATACATAATAAAGTGTGGAGCAACTTTAACGCACAATATCAAAAACACCAAAGAATAATGGATCACTGCAACTGGTTCAAACCAAGTCTGGGTTGGTCGAGTGGACCCACCGCACTTAGAATGGCGTGTGACCGTGGCTTCAAGCAGGTATACATGCTGGGTTTTGACTACCAAGGGCACAAAGAGGGACAACGGTTCAAACTGAACAACATGTTTGGTGACACAAGGAACTACAAGAGACGTAAGGATGAAGCAACCTTCTATGGAAACTGGATGAACCAAACAAAGAGATGTTTACAAGACTTCAAAGATGTAACATTCCACAGAGTGATACCCAAAGATTGGTTCAAACCCAAGGATCTCGACTGGATAAAAAACATAAATCATCCGACAACCGAAGAATTCTTGGCAAAATTCAATTTACAACTGAAATCATAACAAAAAACCCTGTTTTTGCACCAATTATACCACCGTTTTTACGCCGTTTACGTAAATACAATACACTTATAAGTACAAATCGACAATAAAGGAGCACGTGTAATGTCAAATAATAAATTTGAGAGTTTGTTAGAATTACTAATAAACGAAGAAAACGACAAAGCAGAAGCACTTTTCCATGAAATCGTAGTAGAAAAATCAAGAGATATCTACGAAAATTTAGCGGACGAAGAAGTGACTGCTGAAGCAAAAGAAGAAACAAAAGAAGAGTCTAAAGAAGAAGTTAAAGAAACTGAAGCATCTAAAGACGAAGCAGTAGAAGAAACTGCTAAAGAAGAAACTAAAGATGAAGAAGTTAAAGAAACTGAAGAGTCTAAAGACGAGCAAGTTGATGAAGTTGTGGAGTTAGAAGACGAAGCAAAAGAATCAGAAACAACTGAAGAAGAATCAATTGAAGAAGTAGGCGGAGACGCAACTGACGAATTGGTTAAAGACATATCAGCCGAAGAAGAAGGCGAAATGGATGCAGACAACGGCGAAGAAATGCCAGTAGACATGGACGCTGACAAAGGCGAAGAAGATATGGAAGACAGAGTTGTTGACTTAGAAGACGCTTTAGATGAATTAAAAGCAGAATTCGAAGCAATGATGGGCAAAAAAGACGGTGAAGAAGAAAAAGAAGAAGCCGTTGCACCAGAAGTTGCTCCAGAGTTAACTCCAGAAATGCCAGTTGAGAGCAAAGAAGCAACTAAGGAAACTGTAAAAGAATACAAAATCCAAAAGTCTGCTGATAACTCTGACAAGGCTGACTCAAAATCATCTCCAGTAAAAGATGCAGGTAACAAACTACCAAAAGGTGGCAAAATTACTCAAGGCGGAGCAGACGAAAAAGGAAGACCGGCTCCAACTGCACAGAAGATGAGCGATTTCGAAAACAGTCCAGGTAAAGACAAATCTACTTCAATGAAGAAAGAAGTTAAACCTGCAACTGCAGACGGATCAGACAAATCGGCAAAATCACCAGTTGCTTCTAAGTAATTGTTGATTAACAGGAGTTTGGAATGTCGGCACTATACCTAAGGGAGAATCTAACTTTTAACGAAGCCAGAGTACAGATCTTACACGAGAATGACGGAAAAGATTTGTACATGAAAGGCATCTGTATTCAAGGTGGGATTAAAAATGCTAATCAGAGAGTTTATCCAGTGCAGGAAATTGCGAAAGCAACGAAAACACTGAATGATCAGATTAGTTCAGGGTACTCTGTGTTAGGTGAAGTAGACCATCCAGACGATTTAAAGATTAATTTGGACCGTGTGTCTCACATGATTACTGAAATGTGGATGGACGGACCAAATGGATATGGTAAAATGAAAATTTTACCGACACCAATGGGCCAACTTGTCAAAACTATGTTGGAATCGGGTGTGAAACTAGGCGTATCAAGTAGAGGAAGTGGAAACATTTCCGAGTACGGTAGCGGCGAAGTTTCAGATTTCGAGATCATCACAGTTGATGTTGTGGCCCAACCTTCGGCACCAGGTGCTTACCCAACGCCAATTTACGAACACCTTATGAATACAAAGGGTGGAAACATGGCGAAAGGGTTGGCGGCTGAAGTTAGAAATGACCCAAAAGCACAAAGGTATCTAAAAGATGCCCTAACTAACATAATAAAGGACCTAAAATAATGATCGATGCAATATCAAAACTAGTTGAATCAGGCGCTATTTCAGAAGATGTGCAAAAAAGCATCCAAGAAGCGTGGGATTCAAAGATCAAAGAAAACAGAGAAACTGTTGGTGCTGAATTAAGAGAAGAGTTCGCAAAAAGATACGAACACGACAAGTCAAACATGATCGAAGCGATTGACAAGATGATGACTGAGAAGTTATCTGAAGAGATCACGAAGTTTGTGGAAGACAGAAAAGCACTAGCACAAGAAAAAATCGCTTACAAAGAAAACGTAGGCAAACATTCTGGTAAACTGCAAGAATTTATCATGCAGAAATTATCAGAAGAGTTAAAAGAACTACACAGCGACAGAAAAGGTGTTCATGAAAACTTTAAGAAAATGGAAGAGTTCGTAGTAAACGCTCTTGCAAAAGAAATTAAAGAGTTCCATGAAGACAAAAAAGGCGTTGTGGAAACGAAAGTTAAACTAGTAGCCGAAGCCAAAAAACAAATGGCTAAGATGAAAGAGGCTTTCGTAACAAAATCTGCTAAAGTTGTAGAAAATGCTGTTAATAAAAAACTTGCTGAAGAGTTAAAATCTCTTAAGGAAGACATTACAGCGGCAAGAGAAGTCAACTTTGGTAAGAAAATATTCGAGGCGTTTGCTTCTGAGTATCAGAATTCTTACTTAAATGAGAAATCTGAATCTGCGAAGTTAATGAAAGTGGTTGATGAAACTACTTTGAAGTTGAAAGACGCTGAGAAGGCTGTCGAAGAGAAACAAGCGGTGATTGAGTCCAAAGAAGCGGAAGCGAAAAGACAATCGGACTTGATGGAACGCAAGGAAAAGATGGCTGAGATGCTCAAACCATTGGGCAAACAAAAGGGTGAAGTTATGGCTCAACTTTTAGAGTCGGTGCAAACTGACAAGTTACAGGCTTCATTCGACAAGTATCTACCTCACGTTATGGCAGAGAAACCAATTGCT